AACCCTTAATCCAAATCTGATTTTCAGCGAGTTACACAATTAGTATATGATTTTGTAGAATTATTGTAGAATTTCTGTATTTCATCATTCATTACTACGTTCATTTCGCCCACAAAGGTAATACAATTTTTTGGGAAACGAGCAAGAAAAAGTGCCGACTTCTCAGCCGACACTCCCAACTAATAAAAAACAATCTTAACCTTAAAGAAACCTATTTAAGTTCTATGTACTCTGTGTATGTTATCCGAGTGTGTGGATTAGTGCTGACAATTTCCTGTCTGATAGCCTTGCACCCCCAACGGAAAAACAGAAACTTCTTCGGCACTCTATGTACTATCTGGACTATGGTATCTTGCGATACGACATTCAGCGACACATCACGCCCTTTCAGTTCACCAAGTATATTTACCCACGCATCATGCCAACTGAAAGACTTGACGGTATCAATGGTGCCATTGCGATACACAATGCTGTCACGGACTTGTGTAATCACTTTCACCTCCGTTTCGGTTGCAGTCGTAGTGGCAGCTTTCAAGCGTTTAACCTTTATTCCTAACTCATCGGCTGTCTGGCACATTTTCTTATACTTGCCTTTCAGTTCTGAATAAGAAAGCTCCAACCTTTGAACACTCGCAGCCGACTTACCAGCTTCTGTTTCGTAGTACGTTGCTTTCTCCAGCAGTGCTGTCTGATTGCCTTGCAAGCGGTTGTTGTCTGATTGCAACGCCTTGTTTCGCAAATACAGAGCGGAACTAACGCATAACAAAACCGCTATTGCGATACCAAGCCATCTGTTCATCTTAGTACATTATTTATATAGTCAATGATACCGTCCACATGGAGTTTGGTTATTGCAGCTTTTCCGTCTTCACTTAACAGCAACTCCAAATCTTCCATGTTGTCGTAGAACAGGTTTTCTGTCAGCACAGCTGGGCAAAGAGTATTACGGCAGATAGCAAGGTCTTGCGGAATGTACCTGTCGTTAGGAACGGCACGATTGCCTTTAAGACCTAACTCAATAGCCTTATCCCACAGACAAGCAGCGAGTTTCTTGCTGTTAGCCGAGGCATTAAGTCCCACATGAGCGGAAAATCCCCTTGCGCTATACCATTTGCCGTTACAACCAGCAGCGTTACTGTGTATTGACACCACAAGCACATCCTTGGCACCCACCTTACGGCAGATGTCATTGACACGCTTACATCGAATTGAAAGCGATATGTCAAAGTCTTCTGGCACTATTCGCTCTACATCATAACCCTTACACTTGAGGCAGCTTTCAACACGCTTTGCAATATCTCTTGCAAAAGCATATTCACGCAAACGACCATCGGGCGATTGCTTGCCCTTGGTGTTTACACCGTGTCCATTGTCGATTAAAATTTTAACCATAATATATAATTAGCTTAAAATGTTGTATAAATGCGCATATAATTTTACGCAGATATTGTATTTATGAATTAAGCCGTTGATAAAAGTCGGTCTTGATGTTGTCGTATGCGAGCTTTACATTTGTGTAGGCACGGGCATTGTTTGCACCGTCCGCATTGTAAATCTCGCCCTCCACCACCTTTGCCACATCTTCCACCCATTCGATAACGCAATAATCAGATATTGGTTTCCCTCTGTAAGTGAACGGGTCAAAACGGCTGTTTCTATCATTGTGTATCACCATTAACGACTTGCGGATTTTAGCCGCTGTCGCTTCGTGGTCTATGATATGATTCTCTTGGCGCACCCTTTTTATCAGCCGACAAACTTGCTCTATTGATAGGTCAAAGGCAAATCCTGTCAGATTGCGTATGCGCAGCAGCGTTTCTGTCCTTAGACCCTCCGATATGTCTTGCAACATATCATTCTGGGCGTTGGTTGTCTTGGTAAGCTCTTGCAAGCTCTCCTTGTTGTCTTGCATCATCTGCTCAATGATAGCCTTGAACCACTTGAAAATGGCAACCATCATTGCAGCCGACAAAATCAAGAAGAAAGCCGCTGTTACTGCCATCATGCCGAAATCACTTATACCGTGCGCAACTGTCGTTACATCTGTTATGCTATTCATCGGCTTCGTCTGTTTTTGGTACGTTTATAGAAATCGAAGTTCTCTTTGTCTTCCCTTGTCACCTCACTGTTAGGCGAGAATACACGAAAGCCATACATATTGCCATAAGATACCACCTTGATAATGGCACGGAATGGATAACGCCTCTTAGGGTTACAGAATACATCTTTCAGTTTCTTGCTGTCAGTGAAGAAAGCAGACCTGTTATAACCCTCGCCATAAGCGACAAGAGTACGCTCCCCGTTCTCTGTTGCTCTGTTCTCCCAACCCGTGAATACTGTCACTTGGTTCACTACCGCATCCACAGATGTAAACTCACAATCGAACAGGTCGCTGTTCTCGTTAGGGTCTTCTACAAAATCTTCTATCTCGTTCATAAGTCCATTGGAATGTTAAGGGTTTCACAATCGTTGTTTATCATCGTGCGGATAGCCAGACGGTCTTTCAAGAAATCCTCATAGGGTTTCTTTGCGGATTCATCCATCAAGCCGAGTGCTGCACTCTGATACTCGTTCACTAACTTGCTTTCAGTCTTAGCTGGGTACTTTGCAGTAATCAGCGTACTGAAAATGTTGTCGGCAGTCTTTGGGTATTCGACACGAAGGCTGTCATACTGCCACATCTTGCCTGTCGGCTTTTCTCCGTCTTTGGCTATGTGTGTACCGCCCATTTCTTCCGTCACAACCTCCACTTCCTTTATGTTGAAGTTGTAGAGGAATGTTCCCTGTCCGTTGTTGTACGGGTCTATCACTTGCGGACGCTGTGCTGACAGCAGACCCATTGATAAAATACTTGTGTCCATCGTTTATAATTTTATTAAAGACATTCTTTTTGTGCGCCTCACTACATCTGATAGTCCAACCCCATTCAGACGGAAAGAGGTGCTTTATATCATTCTCATCTTTAATAGGACATTTCTTAGCGATAATGGACGCTTTGCGGTAGAACCTCAATAGTATGCTTTTTCTAAGCAATACATTGTAATGGTTTTGTAGGAAACCGCAATAATCAATGCCTCTATCATCAACGGGGTATATCTGCCAATTTGCCTTGAACTCAACTTTCAGTTCGGTTGCGAGATACAAGCCTGTCATATCAAGCACAAAGTGCAGTGCCTCTTTGCTCTCGCACAAGAAAACCATATCATCCATGTAACGGAAATAATACAGTTTCACCCCAAACATCTTTAGAACAATCAAAGCAAGGACTTCCTTAACCCAATGGTCGAAATAAGCCAGATACAAATTTGCTAAGTATTGGCTTGTGTAGTTTCCAATAGGCAGCCCCTTGTCTTTACCGTTACTGTCAATAATCTTGTCTAACAGCCTTAACAACTGTTCATCCGCAATAGTAAACCTTATGATTATTTTTAATGCGGTATGGTCTATGTTGTCGTAGAACTTGCTAATGTCAGTTTGAAGACAAAAGCGAGTCCCTTTCTTATCTCGCATCAATGCGCTACGCACATCAAGCATACACTTGTGTACTCCACGACCTTTAATGCAAGCATAGGTATTTTCAATGAACAAGTGCATCCAATGCTCACCCAGCACGTTAATCACGCAATGATGAATGATACGGTCGGGAAAGAATGGTGCAATCATCAGTTCACGCTCTTTCGGGTCGTAAATCTTTCTTTTCTTGTATTCGCCTGGTACATACGTTTCGTTAGCCAACATTTCATACAACTCATACAGTCGCTCACAGATATTTTCGTTAAATTCGTTTATCTCTGTTCGCTCACCTTTTCCATGCTGTGCGTTGTATTGAGCCTTGCACAAATTTTCATTCGTGTATAGCAAGTGATAAGCGTTCTTTATCTTCTTTGATGGGGAACAAGCCAGCTTGCCTGTATCTCCAACATAAAGACCGCAATCCTCAAAGTCGGTATATTGATACAAATATGTATTTGCTTTCATTACCTATGTTGTGCCGTTAGTCTAATACAGAGCTTTCAATCATTTACTCGCACCGTGTTAATCACTATTTTTTCACCAAGAGGTGAAGTGTCGGCAGCATTAAGTATCTTATTTCTCAATTGAAACCAAACGGTAAAAGCGGAAGCCACTGTTCGCATTCGAGTTCGAGGAACGATTATTCGCATTCGCATACCCCCAGCCCGCATTCGCACCATTATTCGCATTAGCAGACAGAAGCAAACCCCATACTACCGACACTTAAAATATTTTGTTTTAATATTTCCAATTCAAACGGTTCACGTTAGCCCGTTTTTTCGTTGCTCCGTGAACCGCCATTTTGCAGTCCGTCAGAAACGGCACAAGCGGAAGCCACAGTGCGCAGACGAGGACGAGGAACGAATAAGCGCATACGCAAACCCCCAGCCCGCACGCGCACCATAACCCGCAAAAGCAGACAGAAGCAAACCCCACCAACCAGACGCATCTCTACCAGGGTGCCAAAAATAGTCACAAGCACCTTGATTGCTACTACCACCTATTGCATCGGGGAAACAGATACCATTGCTTGAAATGGCAAAGTGTAGGATATATCCACTATCACGGGGCAAGTCGCACATTTCCGTATAGCCATCGGGGACAGTCGTAGCAGTGTCTGAATGTGAAGTGAACTTTGTCGGGTCTTCGCACAGATAAGCAATACTCCTACCTCCCTCCTTGTCGGGGATATGGCGTATAAGCACATCATCTGCCAAAAGCCACAAGTATTCAAATGGGGCTTCCAAACCACGGTAAGATGTTACATAGACGGTCTTATCTCCACCTGTCCAACCTTTGATAACGTATGCGATACGACCCGTATTGTTGCCAAGTGTTGCAGTAACTCCACAAGGCACGAAAGGATTATAGCCGCCCCATGTGTTCCACTGACCACCATCAACAGCGGGACCACTACCCAAGCCGCCCTGTCTGAATCCGTCAGCAGTCAGCGTTTCGTTGTAAGTGTCTTGACAATGCAATGAAGCATATTCTATGCGTTGCAACCACGCAATTTCTGTATATACACGATACACGCCAAGGTGAGTGCCGTTTTTACAATAAGGTCGTGCGCCAGCCTTACTGATAGATGTTCTTGGCATACCAAGCATGGAATGATAAGTACCATCCCAAGCATTATTTGAACCGTTACCACCACGGTAACGTGCGGCATTGTCGAGCATTTTCAAGATACCATCTTCATCACGCAACAGTTCATCGCCATTCCATTGCAACCAACAGCCAGACACGGCTGTATTGGTGTCACGGTCAATAGTTGCGCACCAAGGCGAGCAAGTCTTGCGTGTCATTTTTACAAAACCAGGCAGAGGGTATTCCGATATGGCATATAGCCACTTTGTACCCTCAACCTCAAAACGACCGTAATATTCGGGTTTCTCCAACATCACGTTTCCGTCCGTGCTGTCAATGGTAGCTTTTGCACCCGAATCCTTTTTACGACTGTCATTCTGATGCAAGTAGTATTTAACAGAGCCGTCCGCATTTTCAACGAAACGCCTCAGTTTCTTCTGAATTGGTAACGTGCGGTGCAAGTCAAGATTGCCAACTCTTGTGAGCTTGTAATCCTTGCTTGTAAAGTCACCTTGCACACCGTACCACATATCGTAAGGATATTGCGGTTTCGTTGAACCGCTGCCTAAAATAAGTCCCATACTCTTATACGATTTTGTTAGGTTGTTCACTCGCTCCCCAATATACCTCATACTTCTGCAAATCAATAGCGTTTGGGGAAATGTGCGCTATCATTGCGGGTGTCCAATCGCCAATTGGCACAGGAAAGCCTCCCCCCTCTCTATCACCAATAAGGCGGCAGTCAAGCAGCGTGTCGCTCAACATCGTGTTTTCCTTGCTACGGACATACACAGAGAACGGCACACCACCCAAAGAGAAGCCCTTGGAAAGGTCGGTAATACGACCCTTGGCTATAATTCTTACATCTTCCATAATTTACTTGGTAAATCTACACTGCAAAGGTAGTAAAAATGTGTCTAAGAAACACACTTTATACCATAAATCAACAATATTTGGAGCATTTGTCCCAAAACACCGCCTAATATGGTGGCTAACAAGTCCAACCAATCCCATTTACCACCATAAGCTCTATCCTTAAACTCCATGCCACAAGCCAATCCACCCACGAATAAAATCGTGAGTAGAAAGGCACATGGTATGGCATAAAGAAAGTGCTTTCGTCTGTTGCTTTCTGTAATCCAATTCATAATGCCATTAAATTTGTTAAGTTCGTTTCAAGCGCATTGATTTGCGCTCGTTTCTCATTTCTTTCTTCGTGTAATGCCTTGATGTCATAAGGCAGTTCTTCACCGACAAGGGAGGCTTCATAACACTTGATAACTTGATAATCTGTTTCTGACAATTCAGCTTTAATAGCGTCAATCTCACCCTGTATCTTTGTCGTGTTCACAACCTTTTCATAGTTGAACGAGATACGATTTCCATTGTCGTAAGGAACTAACCGAATGGTGTAATTATCATCATCGGATATAGTCTTACTTTCATCAATATCATCAACAGGCTTCCATTCAGAAGAAAGGTTCTGTGCCTGTCCTTGCTCAACTTCCCTTGCTCTTAGAAAGCCATTCGCTATATATCCATACTTTGCCATAGCCTTATTGTTTTAATATTTCCATCTTGATACTATCCAAGCCTCTTTTTTCACACTATTTATATAGCCGATTGTAAAAACGAACATACCACCTTGTCCCTCGCTAAATTCGTAATCCGAATTTTCAGAAGTATCATCGTAAATATGATGTCCTGTCAATGGCTTAAATCGTAGCTTGCCACTCCACCATTGTTTTACGAAAATAACCTGTCCTTCTTTTGGGTCTGATGGTAGATATACCGTTTCGTCATATCTTGAATAACCAATTACAAGGCTATCATCACTACTTAGATATGATGAATGTCCATAATTGCCGTTTTCCGTAATACATCTTCGCCCAAGAGTAAGACCGCCAGCATACAAGTCATAAAAGAAACCGCCATAAGCGGGTGCAGTACCGCTGTTGTCCGCTCTGCCATAAACGCCAGCAACAATCGTTTCAACAGCATTTACCGCCCAATCTCGTTTTTTTACATTTGCGAATCCTAATCCTACTACTGCGCCACGGTGGGTATATCCAGAGCTTGAAGGCATACCATCCGTACCAGCCATATTCGAAAATACGCCCGTAGGGGATATATAAGATACTGACGAACTGTTTTTCTTAGAGCGTACTTCGACAGTACCATTATTTAGACTTGCCTTAATATTTGCACCATATACACCTTGGTATTCAGACATAACATTATCACCGCCATTATTCGATGTTTCAAGCAGTATTTCACCACCTTTCGCATCAAGTGTTATCTTGTTTCCCTGTTCAAGCGTTGATACTATTTTACCTTTGCTGATAAACCAATCTCCAATGTTAGCACCCTCTGCCAAAAGCAAATTGGTTGCTATACTCTCAAACTGCGCACCAAAGTTATTCCACTTTGATGTATTTGTTGGAGCGACATTGTAGAACTCGCCCGCATCAATACGAGCAATGTAGTAAATGCCGTTGTACTTGACTGCATCAACACGATACTGATTGCCGTAATATGTCTTGCTACTATCATACACGCCACGATATACCATAGCTGGGCTTTTGCCATTCTCACCATCCTTGCCGTCATAAGGGGTTATACGCACAGGTTCACTCCAATTGGTGAGCAACGCACCCGTTGCGCTTTTCTTTGCAACGACCATCCACAGATATTCAAGCGTTCCAACAGTCGGCTGTGTTGTTGTCCAACCGCTCGGCTCTGCATCAGTCTTGACCAAAGCGGGCGCACTGTTGCGTGAGCCGTTCTTGGCAAATCTGTACTCTTGGTAGTCGGGGCGCATATCATCAGAATTTGCGTCATAGGCAGTTGCCATCTTGCCAACCTCTAACTTAGGCATACATATATACACATAATACCCATTGCCAGACATTACAATCGGGGATAAGCGGAATAGCAAGTTTTCTTCATCAGCAAAGTTTGCTTTGGTCTTGAATGTAATCGTGTGCTTTACCCATGATGCGTTAGCCGTGTGTTGCACTTGGCAATCCGAACCGATTGCACCATTCAGTTTTGCCACACCATCCACAAAAACTTTCGTATTGTCAATCGCACTCGGATATATGTATGTGGAGAATATGGCACCATTAACGGCTTCCATGCTCACCCAATTCAATGTCACCTTGCCAGTTCTCGGCTCTGTGTTATCGTACATATACGCCATGAAATGATAGACCCCATCTGCGGGAACATCTGTAAAAGCCAAGACTGCAGTAGAGCTGTGTGTGGTAGATATTTCTACCGACTTATTCCAACTCCAGCTATCGTTGAATACAAAACAGACTAATTTCTTTCCGTCATTCTTGGCTTGCGTGTCAATGCGTCCGTTCACGCTCAAAGTATATTTCTGTCCTTTGTGCAAGTACATATCACGCTTGGCAAAGCCATAGTTACTGCTTGTTTCGTTCACAGACATTCTCTTTACGCCACACTTAGACCAATAGGATAGAGTGTACCATGTGGACGGTTTTAGCTTTTTTGATGTGCTTGACAACAGAGCTTGACCCAAAACTTCTTTATGTACTGTTTCGTCTTCACGCTTGCTGTTCAAATCATAGTAGCAATTATGACCATCCAAGGCATTTGCAATGATATGGGTAATGCTTGCGTCAGTAGAACCAACGCCACCATACATAGATTGCACATTCCACCTGTCCATTTTACCCTTGCTTGCAAACTCTGTCTGTTCAAGCAAGTTCGGATTCCATGCCACATAATTGTTCCATAAGGTAGGCTCTGAAAAGCCACCCCATACACCATTTGTTTTCTTGCGCATAGAAACCCACTCATACGGGTAGTCAGCCGACACTCCACTTGGTTCATCAGTCCAACCGCTCGGCACAAATCCCGCATTTGGCGAGAATATCAATGGAGTACTTGGAGCCGTTTCGACTTCTGTACGTTGGAATATGTATTCCATACCATCACCATCCGTACCTTTGTCACCCCATTTTGCCCAAATGACAGGCGTACTAAAAGCAGACCATGTGCCAGAACCGCTTGGTTTAGTTCTGACACAAACCCATTCATACTGATAAGTTGCAGTTATTCCGCTTGGGCTGTCTGTCCAACCACTCGGTACATAATCATCCTTATCTTCCGAGGCGGGTTTACTTGGTGTATCGCCTGTGTTGCGCAAATAAATAAACTCTATATCTGTGCCATCTGCACCACGTTCTCCATTCAAGCCCGTAATACGTATGGGTGTACTCCACGTTCCAAAGGTATTCGTGCTTGCATTGAGCATTGCTTGCGACATATAGACATACTTACCGCTTGTTGGGGTTGGCGGCTTTAAGTTCCACACGCTCTGCCTTATCAATGATGTTGGGTCTGTGAATGTAGGTGTGCTTGGTGTGCTGCTTGCTGCCGTATAGATGAAATAGAATGTAGAGCCGTTCACTCCACTGTTGCCCTTTTCGCCAGATATTCTGACAGGTAAGCTCCAATTTGTTTTCATCGTTCCATCAGCATTTATTTCTGCTTGGCTCATCCACAGATATTCACCTTGCGAAATTGTAGGCGGTTCATCACTCCAACCTTTCGGATTGCGCTCACTTACGGAAATAAGAGGGGAAACACCACTTGATGTATTTTTGGCATACTTGAAATCAGTATAAGCACCATCCACGCCATCCTCTGCCGTTGTCTGCACAGGCTCGCTCCATTCTCCAGCCAAGCCCGTAACGCCATTGACAATAGCCTTTGACATCCACCACTTGCCCGTTGCAGTCGGTGCGTCGCTCCAACCGTTAGGTATAGGTGCTGTGCCTGTTGGCTTACTTGGCTTTGTGTCGCTCTGTTTGAAGACAAAGCTCGCCCAATCGCTGTTCACTCCATTCTTGCCGTTTGCGCCTTGCGCTACTACACCCCAATAAACAGTATTTGTTGGTACTATGCCCTTGGAGGGCGTTGCGTGGTTGTAACGATATGTACACGTTGCACCGCTATTGTCCGTATAAGAAACCTCATCACCATAGTAGTATATGTAATCCTTATTCCATACGCCACGGTACACGCCAAGCGGAACGACATCACCACTGCCACTTGCAACGGACACGTTCTTGAGGGTTAGACGGCTCTTTGCTGACACATTCCAATCAATAGAACTTGTGCTGTCACCAATGCGAAACTTGTTGCCGTCCAAATCCAAGTAACACTCACCATCACTTGTTATGATGCGTCCCGTTGTAATGGTATTGCCATTGATGCGAGTGAAACCGTATGTTGTCTGAAAATCTCTGAAATTATCATCAGAATACAGACTTGATATAATGCCAACTTGGAAATAGTAGTTGTTCGGGTCGCTCGTAGGCTCAAACTTCAATTGCTCTTGCGTCAAATACCACACACCATTTTCACCAGACTTGGAACACTTGGCAAAAAGATAGTACCCACCCGTGCTTTGCAGTTCAAAGGAGGCTTCGTTCATCTGCCAGCTCCTTATTTTGTCGTTATCAATGGTAAGGTGTGATAGTATGCCAGCGGTAGCCACAAACATATTAGGGTTGCCCCCAAAGTTAGCTTTCAGAACACAACCAGACAGGACAAACTGTTGGCTCTTTGCCCCAACGGTCAGCATATTTGTGTCAATGGAGTTTGGCTTGATGTTTTCCGTGTCAAAATAGCCGTCCGTGTCATATACCATATTGCGCAAATCCTCGGTAGTTCTCCATCCCCTCCTTGCCTTATTCAAGTCACGGAGGCGGTTGTTGTTGATTACATTCTCATGGTCTATAACCGTTAGAACGGTCTGCGTCTGAATGGATATAGCGGTACTGTCTGCCAAAGTTATTTGGTAGTCATGCTCCAGCAACAGATTGCGAGTGATTTTCTGTATGCGCATTGTTTTCTCAATGCCAAAGCGAGTGTCTTTAACAGGCACATAGTCACCTACCGCAAATACGCTCGTATCTGTGTCGCTGCTAAGAGATTGCAAGAAATACAATCTGTCAAACGTAAGGGCATATTGCGCCTTTACTTGGCTTGCGTCCTTGAAATCATCGCTGCCAGCATACCACAAATCTTCTTCTGCTCTTTTCTCGTACTGTTCGGGCAGATATATATCTGTGATTTTGTAAGTGTTTCCAACCTCTATGAAGAACGAATTTTTCGTTTCTTCTGACGGTATCGTCAAACCTCTATTATCCGTAAACGGGATAATCTTAAAAGTTTTCGTCTTATCGTCATACCCGCCTTTTGTATTGAGTTCAAACTGCTGTCCAGCCAAACGACCAGATGTAAATGTGATTTTTGCACTAACGCCATCCACAAGATACACTGTCCCCTTATCATCTTTCTTGTTAAGGTCAAAATCCATTGTGTCATCAACGAAAGCACAAATATCATCAGCAACGACCGCCGTAACCTTGCCTGTGCGTTTCGGATAGATGTTATCATAGGTTTTCACATCTTCCTCACTGCCAATTTTGTCACGCAATTCTGCGTTTTCAATGTAGCGTTTACTTTCATCTGAAATACCTATCATTTCGGTATTAGCCTTTACGACTGTACCATCAGCGAGGGTATGGTCGTATTGGTTCATTCTTTGCATCGGAAGTTGCAGCCTTTCTGCATAACCTCTGTAATCGCTACGAATATTGGTTGTACCACCCTCTACCCAAAGGCGAGTGATAATAGCCTTATCGTCTATCTTCTGCTCTTTGAGGTTATACAAGCCATTACCCTTGCCCCACTCAAAGAAATCTGCTCCGCTCGGTGGATTGATACGCTTGCCGAATTTCCCTATATGTATTGTACGAATACCGTTGTCTTGGGTTATCTGAAACTCCAAGTTAAACTGCTCGCTATTACACAGGGTTTGCAATGCCTGTAAACAGTTCACGCCCGAAAACTGAATTGTCATAGCTTCCGTTTCTGGGCAGTTGTCCTCATCAAATTTCCATACACCAGGGTAATCCCTCTCCAAGTTGTAGATTAGGACTTGTACAAATTCCTTGATTGTATATGTCAAGTCGAAAGTGCTTTTGTCGCTCTTTCCGTACTTGTCGCAATTTCGGTATATTGTCTTCATAAGGTCGTACATGACACCATAGAAGACAGGCTCATAGTTATAGTAACCCTCCGACACAATTTCACGGGTCGTTGTGGCTCTTATACTATACTCGTTGCCGCCTACAACAATCTTATCGCCCTTGGCAAATGAGAGCCATTCAGACGATACTATTTTAAGGGAAATGTAATCATCACCCATTAGAGAGCTTGTAAGTGTAGCCTCTTTGGCGAAACAAAACGGCTCGTTTGTGTTGAGCTGTATTGTTTCGCCATTACGCTTGATTATTTGAGTAATTCCCATATAACAATGTCGTTAGTTTCAAACTTTTCAATGTCTTCTATTACGCCAGCAATGATAATGTCGTATTCGCCAGCAAGTGCGTATGTGTGTTCTACAACCGTGTCATTGCCAGCCACATTATATGTGTGCGTTCCATCTCCCCAATAAATATTGAGCAACTTAGATGAAGTAACCTTTATGCTTGCCTTAGAGTTGTCGTTAGCTGATATGTGGCGCAACACACGCTTTACGGGTTCGTCTTCTATCAGCTTCAGCTTGAATGTACCGACCATGAGGTCTGTGTTATAAGTTCCCCATGTCTTTGTAATGTCAGTATCATCAAACAAGCCGACCTCATAAACGAGAGGCTTTGCCTTTCCGTCATATTCAATCGTAAGGCGGTGTGTTCCATCACCATCGAACAAAGCCATAAATCGGCTGCACCACTCAACGAAAGCACTGCGACCACTTGCCTCAAGGAAACAGTCAAGCGTGATAGTGCGCTCCTTGTACCGTTTTCTTTTCCTGTCACGGACAATGCCGTGGTAGTTGTCATAATCAACTTGGAGAGCTTCTTTCTGGGCAAGTCTGCCAATAATGCCGTCCGACTTTGAAACGGACACACCATAATCTTTGAAGTTCACGCCATCAATGTAGTATTCCACATCGTTGTTGGCTTGGGCTTTCATAATGTCGGCTTCTGTCAGAGCCACATCATACACCTTTACCTCATCAATGGTTGCAGTCGTTGTCAGCAGCTCATCAGTGCATAGGCTCAAACCTTGCGGATTGCCACCACCAAGAGAAACAATGCTTACACGTTCTCCGTCCAGATACACGCTCAATGTGTCGCTGTCACGAACAAATGCGATAAAGTACCATTGCTTTGGTGCTACATCAATCCATTGTTCACGATAGTTTTCTACACCAAGTAAATTCACCACCCAACCAATACGGCTTTGTGTTGTCATTACATAGGCAGACAGAGTGAAGTTTCCGTTAAACGGTATGGTTTGTGCGGTCAGACACTCACCACCATTCAGAGAAAGAGCCTTGCCCTTCTTGGAATTTCTCGTAAATGTCGCTCCATCTGAAAGGATTGCATCAGCACGGCTTGTTGAAAAATCATAAGCCTTATTGCCATCGGGGTCATCAAATGGCAAGTAAAGTTTCAAATTCTTATCTACCATATCAGTATGTAGTTTTATTGTTAAAGTTCACAATCACATTGCTTGGCTTGTCACCGTCCACAAAGTCAATGTCGGTGTTTGTGCCATATACATTGAGGATAATGCTTGCATCATTGCCACCGACAGACAAATGCAACCTTGCACGGTCGAAAATATCAATCGTGACAACGGCATGGTCTGACACATTAACGGCTATTTCAGAGGTGTGTCGTATGTATATGCGTGACACGCTATAACCGTCATACTCCAGCATACCCCTACAAGCTCCATTAAGCACCAAATCTGCCTTGTTTGCGAGTGTTGGCATATCTTCATCAATGAAGACACCGAAAGGCTCGCATACGCCCTTAAAATGCGTCCTTAGAAAATCAAGCGTTGGGAAGTCTTCGGATATACAGAAGTCAATGCCCTTGATATAGAGTGCGACCAATGCCTCCGTACCCAAGCCTTTACGCAATTTCATTTGCCAAAGGCGGCACAGCCCTTTGTCTGTGCCATCCTTTTTCAGTTGTTCTACAAGTTCCATAATTACGATATACCTTGTGATAGTAATGAGTTGTCCTTTGTTTCAATGCGCCTAAGCGTGTTTTCAATGTTTTGCAGCCGTTCAGCCGACAAAGCGGTGTTTCTCGCTATCTCCGACTGTTGCAACAACTGTTCACGCATCACGCTCGTTTGTTCGCCTTGGTTAATGATGAAAGCGTTGAGCCTACCAGCAATCACACCGCCCGTTTCTTCACTCATCGAGGTAACGGCTCCCGTAAGTGGGTCGCTCGCTGTTTCATCAACATCTTTAATCCAATCGCCCACGGCTTCCAATCCAGCTTTGAACTTTTCACCCGCTGCGTTTGCTTGGCGTTCAAACTCTTTCTTTTCTTCATCAGACAGCACTCCGTCTTCCATTGCTTTTCCAAGATACTCAACCGCATCATTGATACCTTTAGCAAGGAAATTTCGCTTGAGGGCTTCTACGACAGCGTTTTTAAGCACTTTCTTTGTCGTTTCTCCCAAAGCCTTTGCCGCATCCTCACCAGAGCAATACGCATCCACTATTGCATCCGCAAACTCATCAATGGCACTCTTTACATCAGTGCCAGCGAATGTTTCCATCATCTGTTGGTCTAAATCCTCGATTTGCTGATTTATTTCCTCAATCTGATTTTCCCATTCTTTGATTTTGTTGTTGTCGGTTTTCTTCTTGCTCTTTTCTGCCTGTATCTGTTGGCGCATAAGTTCCTGTTGCTCTCGCAATGATTCCTTTTGCGATTGCCACAAGGCAAGCATATCACCGCCCTCTTTAGCTTTGTTAAGTTGGGCATTGAGCTGCTTTATCTGTGTAGTCAGCTTGGCATACTGTGCGAAGTCCCACGCTTTCTTTGCTACCTCACGTTGTTTCTCCAACGCTGCGATTTGGTCTTTGATAGCCTGTATGTTCTTTTCGTAGCCTTGGCGTTGCTCATCATTGAATACCCAATAGGTATTGTTGAAAGCTCGCTCCAAACGTGAGTAGGCTGTTTGCAAGTTGTCTATCTGCTTTTGTAGGTTCTGTATTCGCTTTTCGTACTTTTTATCGTGCAACTTAGCAAATATGCCAACCACAGAAGTAATAGAGGAAACCATGCCTGTTATACCACCCAATATGTCACCACTCATAAACTTGCCGACAGAAGCAGCAGCGTTGCCCAACTGCCCCATGAGGTCTATTGCAGTTCCCAATCCGTCAGCCACACCATCCATGCCCAACGCATCAAACATTGATTGCAAGGACGAGGCGCAATCCGTGCTTATGCTTGTCACTTTCTGAATGGAGTTGGTAATGCCTTGTGCTGCCGACTTGACATCTTTCTTGGCTTCATCAACACTCTTTTGTGTTCCCTTGCCGCTTGCAAGGTCTGCCTCGGCTTTCCTTAGTTTCTTCTTAGCTGCCAGATAATCATTGAAGAACGTGCCAAGTGCCTTGAACGGATTAAGTTCTTGAATACGGTTCTTGGCTTGGTTCAGACTATCAATGACAGCCTTGTAATCAACAGGGCTTAGTTTGAGGTTGCCAGCGTTGAGTTGTTTCTGTATATCACTTATCAGCTTTTGTATTTGAGCGACAGTAAGCGTGTCAATGTCTGTAAAGAGGTTTTTCCAACTTTCAGACTGTTGTAAGAATGACATATTGAGAGCCGACAATGCCTCTTGCTCTGCTTTGTTGATTTGTGCCAGACGCTCCGCATCGCCCATCTTCTCGGCTTGGGTGCGAAGTAAAGCGTACTGTGTGGTGATAGACTGCCTTTGTTCCTCAAAGGTGCGGTAATCATCAAGCACGGTCTTTTGCAGTTCCTTTTGCAAGTCTGCGTCCTGTTGTGACAAGACAAGGCTTGCCTCGGCTCTTTCGTCTGTGCTGACAATACCGCTTTCTCCATTATCCAGCTTGGCTTTTGCTTTGGCTACGGCTTCAATCTTTTCTGCAAGGGTTTGGCACTGACTAATGCTTTCGCTCACTTGCTGCTTGAACTTTTCAAGTGCTGATTTTTCACCGTTCAACTCGTCACGTTGGGTTGTTAGCGAGATAAGGTAATTACCCTCACCCTCGGTTAGCTTAGTGCCACCATTCCGCTTTTCTTCAAGTTTGGCAATTTCATTTTCAACATATTGCTTGTATGAATTACCATCAGTCAGCAACTTTTCAAATTGCTTGTCGGCTACCTCCTTGCCCATATTCTGCACCCAACGGAAATATAGCTGATACTGCTTTTTCTTGTAATCAAGTTCACCCTCAAACAGTTTGTTCTGCGATTGGGCGTAACTTGTATTTTCAAGATTGCGCCTTTCTTGGAAATTCGCCTTTTCGTCAGATGTAAGACCTTTTTTGCCAGCTTTCTTACGAGCTTCTGCGAGTTCCTTTTCTTCTTTATCTATCTGCCGTAGGGCGTATTTGTGTTGCAAGTCAAGTTCCGCTTTGCGCTTGTCAAAGCCCTCCTCCATAACTGCAATTCTCGCCTCTTCAAGTCGCTTTTCTGCTTCAAGTTGCTTTTGTTTCAGACTTTCAGCATTACGTTGTGCGTCATTTGCACCACCACGGCTATGACTGCCGTTGCCACTTCCTTTTTTGCCCTTGCCCGTGGCTTTGTCTAAGCGTGTCTGTAACTTTGTTATCTGATTGTTGTAATCATTCCATGCCTTACTTCCAAGCTGCGCCTCACCTCTTAGTTTTTTGAGGTTTTGAATTTCAGCACTGATACCATTTTCGGTATTCAAGTTGTTCTGTTGCTTGCTTATCTCATTATTCACAGCCTGTAACAGGGAAAGGGCATTCTCAAAGCCATAGGTCTTGCAATCAATCGTCACTTCCTTTCCGTTAAGACTGTTGGCGAGTTCATGCAATTCTTCAAGGCTCATTTTGGTAATATCCACATTGGTAGTGTCTTTTGGAGCAAGGAATTTCTCTAAGTTCTGATTTACCAAGTCAATTGCAGAATTGAACGTGCGCACATCCCGAACCTCATTGTCAAGGTATATTTTCAGTTGGGATGCAAAGGCTTCCATTTCTTTGTCGGTTGCGTGAGTGCCAGACTTTGTGCCAGCAACGACATTGTTCACAATCTCGTTGTACTTCTTTGTAAAATCATCACCAGACAATGTAGCCAATTCCTTTGCTCCAGCCTCCACCAAACTACGCACAGCCTCCTTTATTTCGGGAGCCATGTTTTGTATGTTTTCGGCTGCTTCTGTTATTTCAACCTCGTAAGTTTCACCATGACTTATGTTTGTTATGGTTCTTTTCTTACCTGTTCCATATTGCAGATTATTCATTCGAGTGTCAAACGAATCATAGTTGTTATCGCTATTCTCGTTCAAGTTATTCATTTCTTCCTCTGTACGCTTTGCCTTTATCTTTTCTGCGGTCGTGGCTTGGATTGCCGCTTTTACTTCTAAATATTTCCTTTTTTGTTCATCTAAGGTATCGTTTTCTTTCATCAATGTGGTATTGTATTCTTTACAAATCTCATTGACTTTCTCTAACATATCCTTATGGGTCTTATTACCCTTGTCGGTTTGCTTTAATATGGTATAATACAAATCCAACTTTTCCGTAGCTTTTCTTGTGCTATCCTTAAACTCATTCATCGTGTCAGTTTCTTCCTCTGTCTTGCCTTTGAACAAGGTAAAAAGGCTTATGACAAGACCAATAGCAGATATGACAGCACCAATAGGGTTTGCAGCCATTGCCGCCCATAACGCCTTAAATCCAGCGGACAGCTTATTTGTTGCCACTGAAAGAATATTGGTTGCTGCCGTCTGTGCTGTCTTTGCGCCCGTGTCAGCAATAGAGGCTGTCTTTGCTTGGAGTGTTGCTGCTGTTTCAAGCTGTTTCTTCTTGGTGTAAAAGTCTGTCTGTGCCGAAAGAGCAGCCTTTCTTGCTGCCGCCTGTGTATCTACTGCCGCCTCAAGTTTCTTTTGTGCGGATGCAATGGCAGTGGCATTGCCAGACTGTTGCGCCCAATATACCTCATAGCGTGCGGCTTCTGTTGCTTGAGTGGCTGCAATAGCCTTGGCTTTAGCTGCTTCAACTGTGCGTGCTGCTTCCCTAACAGTCGTGCGCATGGCTTCAACCGTTTGTGCCTGGTTAGCCATTTTAGCCTGTGCCTCTTGCATGATAGCGGCTCTGTATGTTGCGCTTTTGGCTGTTAGGTCTTGCTTTGATAAAGCCAAGCGTTGTTCTGCTGTCATAACGCCCATAGCAGCCGCCTCATATCCGCTGCTTGAAGCGGTTAAATTGAGGTTGGCAAGGTATTCTTGCTGTTGTGCTGTCAAAAGGCTCTGAATGGCTGCTATGCGCATTTGTTTGACAACTGCCGCTTGTTCCTCTGCTGTCAATGTCGTTTGGAGTGCCGCATAATTCGCCATTTCTGCTGCCTCCATTGCTTTCTTCTGACTGACAACCTCGCCAGACAAAACGGCTTCCGTCTTCATCAATGCAAGTTTGGCAGTCCGTGCCGCATTGTCAAGTACGGCAATTCCTGTGTAGCCCTTTGTTGCTACACTTGCAAGAATGGTGGCTGCTTTGACAGAACCATAGGCAATAGCAACTGATTTGAGTATGCGCACAACATCATCCATGTGTTCTACAAGGTATGTTGCACTTTGTATTCCAGCCGACAATGCGCCCTCGGACTTCTCACCCAAACTATTGAGCGCACTATCCCATGCGTCTTGCAAGTTGGCAATCTGTCCTGTCAGTGAAGAACTTTGTTTCTCCATGAGCTGATAGAATTGACCGCCCGCATTAGTCATTTTGTTAAGGACTTCCTCAACATCGGGGAATCCAATCTTTCCAGCCGAAACCATTTCGTTAATGCCCTCGGCTGTTGTGTGGTACTTTTCGGCAAGCTCTTTCACAAGTGGAATACCTCTACCCGTGAACTGTCTTACATCTTGGGCGTACAAACGACCCTGTACCATAGTCGTACCATACAGATAGACTATATCATTTAGCGGAATGGAAAGACCACTTGCAATGTTACCAAGGCGCACAAGCGTATCATTCACCTTTTCGGCACTTACTCCATAAGCCAAGAGTTGTTTTGCACCCTCAGCTACTCCCATGAGGTCGAAAGGCGTTTTTGCAGCCGTATTAACCATCTGCTGCATTAAGGCAGTGGCTTTTTCCTCACTGCCTAACATCGTACCAAAGGCAATCTCTAACTGTTGGAACTGACCTCTAACGGACACGATGCTACTGACAAGGTTATTCATACCCTGTCCCACAAGATAGTAGGTTATATATTGCCCCGCTCTCTGCGCCATTTGCTGAAAGGAGTCCTCAACCTCTGCGGCTTCCTGTACTGCCGTATTGGAAAAGTCCTTAATGTGTCGTTCCATAGCCTGTGCCGACACATTGAAATCGTCTATGTCAAGGGTAGCCTTAAAAGCCAATCCACCGCCTATATTTTCCATTTAGATAATTCCTTTGATATAGTTCTTAATATCTTCTTTTGTTTTTAGTTCGTGGCGTTCAATCTTGCTTTCATCAATAACATTGCCGTCTGCATCAGTAGGCAAGTCCTTTGAACGTGGTGCATCCGCAATCATCAGTTGCACATTGAGCCACGAAATGCCCCAAAGCAAGTAATCATAAGACCAACCATAACTACGCATGAGTTCGCCACGATTACCCCAAGGACTGTTAAGTCCTGTTACTCTATCCGCTGCGCTTCGGGTTCGGTTTTCGGTTTGGTCGTTCCTACTTCCCGTATCAATCGAATAGAGCTGGTAAAACCCGCTGGGTTCATCATCTGACTAATAACGGCTGCGAGCTTGCGCAAACGCTCCACTGTAAGATGTTCCATGAAGAACTTGGTTAGCTCTTTTACCGCCTTGCTGTCTTTGTCGGCAACGGAGGGATTGTTGAGCACCGCAACGGCTGCAATCTCTGCCATCTGCTTTATGTACTTGAATAGTCGCTTGCTTTCCTGTATCGGCTGTTCCTGTATGGTCTTTTCGTCATACTCAATGCCTATATACATCTGACGCAATCGGTCTATTGTTCCGAGATACAAAGGCTTTATGTTGAAATGGCGCATATACATTTCTTTCATGCGTTCCGTTTCAACATCTGGTATCTCCACGACCGACACATTCCAACTTTTAGGAATACGCTTGTCGTGCCAAACCTTTGTGCGTTTTGGAAATGTGCGTTTAAGGAAATTGTACCATTTTGACGGCTTTACTGGGTAAATTTTCAATGGCACAGAGAACTTGCAACCCATCTGCAACAGGGCTTGCAATGCCTTTTCCTCTAAGTCCAAACGCTGCTCTCTTGTCAGTTCTTTCTGTTCTTGATTGTCTTCCATATCGTTGTAAAGTAAACAAGCCCCCTAACCATTTAGGGAAAGGAGGCTTGAATTGGTAAGTTGTTATTACGAGGTTATCCCGCCTTTGTCGGGTCTTTTATATTTTCATCAACCGTTAGCTGGTCTTGGAACTTGATTTTCATCGGCACAAGGCAGATACCCTTTGAAGAATAGGTAATCTCGAAAGAGGGAATGATGCAAGCGTTAGGACAGCCCACAAACAAGCCCTCCTCTGGCTGAAGCCATATTGCCCACTCCTTGTAAACAGGCTTGCGTGGACGCAACCATTTACGCTTAGGCTTAACTCCCGTTACTGTACCACCGAAATAGCGAGCCATAAGGTCCATATCGGGGTCCATAAGCGTAAGTTCAACCGTGGTGACATAATCACCCATGAGGGTAATAACCTTGTTTGATGTTTCAGACTTGTGTTCCGTTGTTTCCACATCATCGTCTTTCAAGGTGCAAGTGTCTTGGTACACATCACCTAAATCAAGCCAAGCATTACCATTGGCGGGCATTGTTCCCGCTGTTTCGCTTGCTGGGGCTACATAGATTTTCTTCAAGCCCATAGTCGAAAGTATTGGCATAACTTATTAAATTTAATTGTTTGACTTCTTTTCTCTAACAACAATATCCAAAGAGAACGATACAAAATGCTCATTGTGGCTTGGCTCTTTCATTGGTGGATTGATTAAACCAATATTCCAATTGTAACCGCAACCATGCTCATAATGGTTTTGCAGTATCTCCATAGCAGCCTTGCGCAACTCTATGAGCCTTGCAAAGTTGATATGATAAAGAGCCTTGCCACACCCAACGCCTTGCGGAATGTCTGGCACATGAATATTGACATTGATACTACCATTACGCACAGACCCCTCACCCTCAATAGACCTTGGCACTATAATAATGCCCTCCTTGGAGTAGTCCTTTCGTTGGTAGTCGGGATTTTCCGCATAGTCGGTATTCACCCCCATGCCGTCAATCAGCATTTGGCGTACCTTGATTGCTATTTCTTCTGTCGTTATCATAATACATTGCCAAATAATTCATCTGCTTTTCTTTTCGCTTTATCCATGAGCTTTTGCATCGCCTTTGGAAAATCTGTCTTTGCTTTGAGTTCTGCGGGCAGAATGACATTGTAACCTCTTGCCTCCACATAAGCGGCATAGTTCATTCCAGCGACAATGATAAGTGAGAAAGAGTTTGAAAGCGTTTCTGCCATTTTCATTGCCACTTTCAGCGCATTGTCTGCGCCCTCTCCCTGTTGGACTGCACCACCAAAGTCAATGATTTCACCATTGCGCACCACTGCGTAGCCTATTGAGTTGGTTAGGTTGCCTGTTCGGTCGGTGTAATTATGCTTATCCTTTGCGTATTTGGTGAGTTCTTCACCTAAGTATTTCAATAGGAAAATGGCGGCTTCTTCCAATCGTTTTTGAAACAATCGGACTTGTGCGCCTATCGCATCATCACCAAACATCGGAGTTATCCCCATATCTCAATGTATTTACGGTTCATGTTATCAACACCCGAAACAACAAACTCGTCTATATCTCCATCTTCGCTTGTAATGCGCACCGTACAACCAATAGCCAACACACCATCAAAGTATTTAGGAATAAACACATCATAGGTGTAAGCATATATCTGTCCGTCCGTGCCTACTACTTGCTTGGCTGGAATAGACTTGTCTATCTGACATTCACACCCTTGCAAGAAAGGTGCTTTGTCATTCGGAATGGCGAAGCCTGTCTTTGGGTCTGTCTGTACGCTGCCAACAGGCTTGTATTCAAAAGTTCCGTTAGTTCTCATAGCCTACCACAGATTAGAGCCGTCAGTAATTGTTGGTACTTCATCGAAATTCTCCAAATCCAGACCGTTTTCACTGCAAATAGCCTTGATACGCTTGCGCAACATATCCACGTTGTAGCCTTGTGAGGATTTTCCGAGGCTATCGCTACTAAGAACAACCATTTGGGACAATACCTTTACGGCTGCTTGTGCAACAATCCTTTTATCCGTTGTAGGGTTGTAGGGCGTTTCTGTGTCGCTCACACCAACATCGGATAAGGCTTTCATCATAGACAGCTTACTTGGCACATACGGCTCAATTTCAGCGGTCAGTGCTTGGATTTTCGTTAGTTCCATATACTGTTACTCTGTTACGTTGTTGTCATTCTCGTTAAGGTATTCGGCAAGTTTCTGTGCCTGTTCTTCTGTCAGCTTGCCAAGAGCGTTTGAAACGCCACGTTCTTTCACGTTGGATGCAAGGGTTACACCGATAAGTGTAAGACCCTCTTTTAGCGTTTCAAGCTGATAGGCAGTGCCATTGAATACAACAGAGCCTTTTGTAATGTTTGCATCATCTTTGGGTGCATTATCATCATTAGCGTTGTTGTCATTCTCGTTAGGCACATCTGACAGGGAAACAATGGCACAAAAGCCACCGCCAACAAGGGCGTTGATACGCTCCACATCAGTAGAGTGTATCAATTCGCCTTTGTCCATAACCTTGTCTTCCACCTTGCCGTGAAATGGTTTGATAACTTTCAGTTCCATACACGAAAGGTTAGAGTGAAACAAGGGTAGAGTTTGCATCGTATGCCGACTTGGTGATATAGTAAGGCACAACACCGTTTGTATCGGCTTTTACCTCTTTCTCATCAAATCCACGCACCTGTGCGCATACAATCTGTCCCATCTCTGTAATGAGTGGCAACAGACGGGCTGCGCCCTCTGTGTACTCGCCAGCGGTCTGTCCCGTAGATGCGCCCGTGCGCCACTTGGAAATGCGAATACCATTGCCAGCATTGATGTAGTCCACGTTGTCTTCCTCGATAAGCTCACTGTCTTCAATGGCGGGCTGTATCTCACCAATGACACCAGCGGGCTTGATAGCGATAAAGTTAGGATTCCACGGCTGTATGGCGTTGCGCTTTCCGTCCTTATCAACGCCCATCTTACGCTTAACCACCGTGATAGACGGGATTTCGTTCTCTGTGAGCAATGCGGTAAGTTCGGAAGCAGTTACGACCTGTGCCTGTTTGTCTGTGCCATGAGCAAGCAAACGTGTAGTAGAGTCCATGCGTAGCCATGTGTAAAGCTCTTGCGACATGAGGATTTCACCAGGCTCAATACCACGGTCACGCAAATCAGAGCAAAGGGCAGAAAGCCACAGAATAGGAATGAGCTTACCAGCCTTGGTGTTTGCAGTTGTCCAATTGCATACACTGACAATCTTATTCTGCTCTTCCATGTTGTAATCAATCTCATAAGAGCGACCACCAGGGTTGTTGATTTCGGGCTTGAACTGTGCGATACCCCAATTTGAGAAAGCCATAAGGCAGATAAAGTCCATTACGTCCTTACAGCCAAGATATGCGTCTTGAATGTCATGGGTAAGGGTCTTTTCAATCTGCTTAACCTTGTCAGCCTCCTTGAGGCGTGGGTTCTCGTAAACTTCCTGTAACTTGCGGTAGTCACGGGCAAACATCACGAACTTGTGTCCGACACGGGGAATTTCCTTAGTCCAGACATCAAAGCCGTCAGTTCTACGCAATGGAGAAGGTGACTCGTCAGCCAACAGAGTAGCCATGAAACGGAGGTTGTATTTGCCAACGATAGCCTCGGCTGTCAGTGACATCTGAGGCGTGTTGTAGGTAAACCAACTATCAGAGTACATCTTCTGAAAGATTGTAGCTTCCTTTTCAGAGGCTTTGTCGAAAGTCTTTCTCCATGTTGCCAATAAGTCCAAAGGCGCACCTTTCTTATGCAGTCCTTTGAATGTTGTGAAAATGGATTTCATTGTACTTTATAATTTAGTTATTTTATGATTAGTACGACTGCGTGAGCTTAACGTGCGGATTGGCAGACAGGAACATTCCCGTGCTGTCTTTCTGTGAAGACGGAATAGGCGGCACACGCCTTTCATACAATGCGTATTGCATTGTGTCTGCCGACACATCAACACCTGTTTCAAACTCGCTAACCTCGTACTCACGGAACAACACAGAGTTAGCCTTGCCACGTTCTGCGGCATTGTTAGAGCTGTCCTTGACTACCTCTGTAAGCACATCGCCAGCTTTCAGTCCTGTAATGGCAGCACTAAGCGTTACGACATACACGTTACCCGTGTTGTTAAGGCAGTTGCCGTTGTCAATGGCAGTGATAGTAGGAGCGGAGGTAAACGTGCCTGTAACAGCACCGACCTTTAACACGCTATCACCAACAGCGAAACAAGGAGCGTAAAACTCATCAATGTAGAGCGTTACTTTCTTGTTGTTCTCGTTGTCCACCTCAACGACTTTTGCAGTCTTGATTACTTGCACCTTTCTTGTGGTTTCGTTGAAAATGGCGAGTGTTCCAGCGGGGACTACATCACCCACACGGAACTTCTGACCCTCCACATCAAGATTGAAGCCACCCTGTACGATAGACGGGCTACCTGTAAAGATAGGGCGCATACCCGTAAATGAAGCTGTCTTGCGTTTCATCTGTTTGTTTTATTTTACGGTTATAGACTCCAGCAAAGCGTCAGCGGCTTCATCAACCTGTTTTTCGCTTGCTGCCTTGGCACCATCTGCTTGGTTAGACATAAGACCGTTGGTAATACAGTCCTGTTTGAGAGCCGACACCGCCTCCTCCACATCTTCATCATCAGAAATGGACTTAGCGAGCCTGTCACGAAGAAAAGCGGGGATTTGGTGCTTTTCAAAAGCGGCATTGATTGTAGCCGTGCGTTCGCTGTGGCTCTTTTCCGCTTTCAGCTCATCAATCTGCTGTTGCAGTTTCTTGAGAGCCTCACTTTCTTCTGAACTGCCTTTACCGCCACCATTGCCATCCTTGTTGTTTGGGTTGGGCTTTTCACCCTCACCGCCCTCACCGTCATTTGGCTTTGGTTTCGGATTGCCCTTTGCCTTGTTCGCCCACCTTGTAGCCTCGCTCTGGCTTGCTGTTGCCACAGAGAGAATGAGGTTTGCTGTGCTTTCGATTGCGTCATTGTCGGTAGAATCATCTGCCACGCTGCCACCCATAGCCTCGGTTATCGCTGTCAGATACTTCTCCGAAAGACCCGTGTCTTTGCACTTGTCTTTTACCTTTGCAAAAAGTTCTTTGTTCATATTTTAACTGATTTATACCCCTAATTAGGAGTTGTTTATATTCTATGTTTGCAAAGATACGCATTTTATTTAATAATGTGTTCATACAACACAGATAAATTTTACTTGGTAAATTCGGGGTTTTAGCGGCTAAAATATTCACCAAGTAAATTTTTTCGGCAAATTTTCCCAAAAATATTTGGTGTATTCAATAAAACACACTACATTTTGCAATGTGTTCAAGAAACACAGATAATAAACCAAATAAAAAATAAGTTTATGAAAGCAATATACGCAAAGGACATTAAGGCGATGGTTAAGCAGTTTGACCTCAACGAAGCCGAAAGCGACTATCTCAACGACATAGCAGAAGCCATCAACAAGGAGCGCACAGATTTATGTGAAGACATACAAATGACACTTCTTTACGGCTCTTACTCAAAGTCAAAGAGAAACGCAATCAGAGCGTTGCTTGTTTACTTTGGTGCAAAGGCACAGAAAGAGAATGAGCTATACAGGAAACTTGATAGAACCTGTTGGGAAATTGCAAAGGTGTTGAAATGCGGCTCTTACCAAGTCATGCAATGGATTAAGGGTATTGCTTGCACAAAAGACCGTTTCGGGAAATTCGTTGAGTGTTCGGACACATTCGGATTGAATTATTTGGAAATAGCATAAAGGTAACGCCCCGCCTAACCAACGGGGCAAACAAAACAATATAGAATTATGGCAAGAGCAAAATACTACATCAAAAAGGCAGACAGCAAAGAAAGCGATACTGTCTTTGAAACTACACGCAAAGCTGATGCAGAAAGATATTTCAACCGCCTTTGCAAGGACTTCAAGAGAAATGTGAAATTCGCTGTTGAAACTGTTAGAATGGGCTACTTTACTGTTCGCTACATTCCTTGTTCTGAACGTACGGAATATTGGATTGAGAAATACTAACACACAAATCACAATAAATATGAAGAAAGCACTACGACATTATGAATATCAGTGTAATGGCTATGCGATTAGACACGTTTCAGAGAGCTGCATTTACACGATAGAACACCCTGTAACAGATGAACGGTACGGCTTCGAGCATACACTTAAAGAAGCAAGAAGGTTCGCTAAATCATTACCAGAACTATATCCGATTAAGAAATGAAAACGATAACAGACAAACAGATTGCTTGCATAAACAAATGCAAGTCTGTAATTGACAACAAGGAGAACGGAAACGCATTAGACCGCATAGACATCACCCAGCTAACGTGTTCTGACGCAAGCAAGATTATTGGCGGGCTGCTTTCTCTAATCAAGTGTAATAGGCTCGTTGCACATAGTTGTAAGGTTTCTAATTCACCAATGTTTCTGAAAGCTCTTGATGATGTTTTCGACACAATAGACAAGTACCAACAACAGGCATAATATAGCACACATGAAAACAGGAACATCTAACTACACGCCTAAGTGCTTGGAGTTCTCCAAGTACTTCAAGGGGATGCAAGGTGTAACGACACACCAAAGCGAGGATATAGACTACAACGATTTTTCGGGGACGGTCTATGTAAACCGCTACGAGTTTGTCTGCATAGACCAAATGGAAGAAAGCGGTTATATGGTGTATATAAACAACCCCAACGGACACGATGGGGAACAATGGGTGTTCGGTTACTACAAGACATTTGGCAGAGCCTTAAAGAAAGCGGCTGCAATCGTAGAGAAAAGAGAATACCCCAAACCGATTGAAATTTGGTAATAACAACTAAAACATACGGATATGGCATTATTAGCAATCAAAATTCCCAAATGGGACATTGAAGAAGAAACGGGCTACAAGCCTTTCACTACATTTTGGCAAGACTTCTCTATTGCCGACAGATACGGCTTGCAAGCCATTCAAGACACGTTCAACCGTGCCTTTGATGCGTGGAAAGACAATTACAAGTACCTCACAGAACTTGTGCTTGTACTCAATCACAAGATATTCCACCACTATGTATGGAAAGGCACAGAAGAAGAAAACGAGAAAGCCTCTCTTTACAATGAGCTTTGGAACAAAGCCAACGACTACGCATTGGAAAACTTGCAAGGTGAGCAAGCCGATTACTTCTACCACTTAACAGATTAAGCTATGGAGATAACGGTAACAGTGAAACTGACAGAGGGCATGGTGTATGATGCGATGAAAGAAGCAGTGCAAGAGTTCTTCACGAACTTGCCCTCACAAGAGAACAAGACAGGCTTGTTAAAGCATAGCCTTTGGAGCCAGATACTACGCAACGGCAAGCCTGTCACAGACAGCGACATTGAGCCACTGAAAGACAATTCACTTGGTGAAGAAACAAAGTATAGCGTAATACTATACCGTGGCACAAAGGAAATAGGAACAATTCAAATGTAATGATATGGCAAAATTCAAAAGAACTGACACAGGCGAGATTGTGAATGTTGTTTCTTGGGGTGCGAATGGAACTTACACAGACTACTACGACAGTAAAGGTGAGTTTCATCACACCGACCTTAATAGATACAATTATTTTGAGGAAATAATAGAAAGTCCACAAAGCGGTATTGATTGGGAACAGCGCAAATACGACCTTGCAAAGGATATGTTTTCAAGAATGATGGTCGCTTTCAATACAGACAACGACAAATGCGGTTTTCGTGCTGCTGTAAAAAACATCGTTTTATACAAAGGCAAGACAGAAACAATGTACATTGCAGATGTCGCAAGAACCGCAGCCAGTGTGTTTATAGAAAGGTACAAAGAATATTATTAAGCATTGCAAAATGGAAACGAAAACGTGTGAGATATGCGGAAAGACTTTGCCACTGTCCGCTTTTTCAAAGTCCTATAAAGGGCGTTGCAAAGAATGTGTGGCACGAATGACAAAAGAAAAGCGTAACGGCACAGCAACCACCGCCCATAAGCCGATTGATTGGGAGCAACGCAGATATGAGATAGCCAAGGATATGCTTTGCGCTATCTATATGGACGAGGGAAACGAGAAACGCAGCACAGACCCAGGCATTGAGTTTGAGTATCAAAGTTTAGAGGGTAATGCAAGGGAAGCTGTCAGATACGCTAACGTACTAATTGAAGAACTTAAAAAGTATGATAATGGATAAAAAGACATTCTTTCACAAGGTAAGCCAAATGCGAGCCGTACAGCGTGAATACTTCAAGACACGGAGTAGCGCAGCACTCGCCTCAAGCAAGTTGTTGGAAAGGCAGATTGACGAAGAAATAAAGCGAGCCAAGGCGGTAATGGCTGCAAAGGCAAAGCTCTTTTATGAGCTTGTGAACACAGACCCACAGACAAGCCAAGAATGGCTCAACGACCATATCAGAGCAAGTCTTGATTACTTTTTCTGTGATGCGGACACTCAACATCAAAGTAGCTTAGAAAGACATTTCTACGACAACGGATTTTTCAACAACTACGATTTCCCCACACTCGTTATTAACGACATGGGCGATACATCAGACGATGATATGCTTGAATTTAAGTACGAGTACATCAATCACAAGTATCATGTATCATTCTTAAACAGACTGAAAGGTTAGAACTATGCAAAGAACAATTAGATTTCGTGGCAAAGCCACAGGTAAGGGGAATATCCCTACAAATTGGGTGTATGGTGGCGGTTGTTTCGCTGTGGCTGGCAATACGTTCATCTTTGCCGACCCAACCCCTAAATTCATGGGTAATGGAGTGTATGAAGCAAAAGCTATTGAAGTGCGCTTTATATGTCAGTCCACAGGTTTGCACGACATATTCAAATCAGAGGTGTATGAGGGCGATGTGGTACGCTTGGACGGAAACAAGAAGTACACCTATGTCATTGAGTGGAGCGAGAAACACACGGCTTTCTTGGCACGTTGCATCCAGACAAAGACAGGACTTGCAAACCTTACCCCATTCGTACCGATTGAAGTAATAGGCAACATATACGATAATCCAAACTTACTGAAAGGAGAAAACAAATGAGGAATCACGGATATTGCAAAAACTGTTTTTGGTACAATCAAATTAAATAATATTATAAATCGTTATGGCAAACAAAATTAACATTGAGAATTATATACAGCGTTTGAAAGAATGTCAGAGTATGGACGATATAGAAAGTGCTCATGCTGACGCAGACAAGGTTTTGGAAGAAGTCATACTTAAAGAGCTTGGTGACGATTTCAAACAGGTTGTAAATGAATACAAGAAAGTACCCAAATGGTATGCGTAAACTTAGTAAAGATGAAGACACTAATATTTGATGTAATGCTCAATGGGCGTTTTATCTGCACGTTGTTCTACAAGTATTGCCCACTGTTCCCAATAGACAGTGAAGAACTTGTGAAGTTCGTTCTTGAAAAACGCCCTACATTAAAGGGCAAACCTTTTCGTATCGCTTTTTAGTTCAAATTGAGTAACTTTGCACTCATAAACAGAAATATGATATGACACCACAAAGAAAAGTAATCCACGTTGAACTGAATGAGCCGTACAACGATAAACGCCATTGGTATTTTGGCAGCATATTAGCAATATACGACACTCTGCCTGTTGAGGTTGTTGGCATAGCTCATACATCATTGTGGAATGTGCTTTCTAAGAACGGAAAGTACACAACGAAGACTGCAACAATAAGGCTTGGGGTTCTTCACACGAAACAAACAAACAGAGGAAAGAAAGGTAACGGCAAAGGAGGTTGAGAATATCCCCTCAAGTATAATAAAGATTTCAAATGATATGGTAACTATTAACGGAAAGAACTTTTACAGCGTTCCTTATATGTGTGGTGGCTGTCCTTTCTATCTTGGGTTTGGAATGGCAACAGCAGACAAAGATAGCCTATCGGGTAGATGTGTTTTGTTCGACAAGAAAAAGGGGTATTACTCCAACATTCCTAAGCGTTGCAAAACGCTTTTCGGCAAAGCTCTAACATATCCAGACGGCAAAGAACTTGTCGTAGTGTTGAAATAATACTCCAAAATGTTTTCGTTTCAGAAATTTGTTGTATCTTTGCAATATAAATAAGGCTCTCAATTGGGAATCAGCGTGGATTGTAGTTCCACGAAAACAATACCAATGGTGAGCCTTATTTTTTTATCCTATGTTGTTCAATATGGAGGGATTGTCCGAAACGCTCCATACAAGGCAAGTTCCGTCATGGAAATGTCTAACGATTATCCAACACTTATTACCGCCTATTTCCGTTTCAAACAAGTGCATTGTAGCCGTAGCCATGTGTTCATCAGCACCACTGCCACGATATACGGAGTTATCCAACAGACTTTGCAAATCCAACAGAGCCTCGTTCTTTGCATCAACATCACTAAACGGTTGGTTAAGCCATTCCTTAACGCTACGGTTTGACATTGTGGCGGTCAGTCCTATTTGCGACAATGCTATTTCTTTGCCCACCAGCGCACCAACAGCAAGCCGCCTTATAATCTTTCGCCTTTCCTTTGTTTCGTTGGATAGAGGCGTTCTTACGGGGCGGTAGCCGTTAAGTGCATCCGTTATGCCTTGCTCATTGTCTTTGTAGAAATAAGGTAGCGTTCCAGCACTCTTTGCCTTTTCCATGCGTTCCGCATTTTCCCTTGCCCACCTTACTATACGGTTCGGCATTGCAGTCACCTCGCCAGAACACTCTACATTGTCTGGGCTTTTGCCATCAAGGATATTGTCTAACATCTTATCAAGCTCTCCATGAGTGGCAAGCACAGGCACTTGGTAGCAGCGGCAATTCGGGTGCCAGCCCGTCCACTTGAATGTCTTAGGGTAAATACCTTTCAAATCATCGCAAATGTCGGGTTCGGGATGGTTGTTACTCAACCTAATTTCAATACCTACAACAAAGTGCATATCTTGCCAACGGTCATATTCTGCCGTTCTGTATGCAATGTTTGTTTCGGTTCTTGCAAGTCGCTGTGCATTTCGATATGAGGAACGATAAACGCCTCTGCCCGGGTGGTAATCTTTAGGGTCATCATCAATCCATTTGTAAGACTGACTTTCCTTGTCAAATACCCTACGTTTCCACTTGCGCCCATAAATAGGGTTTCCGTTCTCATCTTCACCCACCTTTACACGAAAACGCCTGTACCATCTATCGGGGTCGTTGAGATATTTCTGAACGACAGTTGCCATTCTGTTTGCAGCCGTTCCCTCTCCAATAGCCAAATCAATAGTGTTTTCAAGCTCTTTCTTGTATGCTCCCGTGTACCTCCACACTCTCTGCGACAAGTTCAAGCCACCCGTGCCTGTTTTTCTCGCAAGAAATGCGTTCATGGCTTCTTGGTTGTGCTGAAAGTATTTGGCGAAGAATGGGCTATCAATCGCCTTTTTGCCAAAGACCGACTTAACAAGTTCGTCTGTGTGTTCGTTGGACTTTAGCCATTCCCTTTCAACACCCTTTCGTATGGTCTGATAGATACGGCTATACATATTGCGCAACATGGGCGTAACCTTTTCGCTATACCCATATTCAGCAAAGGAGAAAGGCTTTCCCTCCTCCAATTCTGTATTCTTCACCAAGTTAATTATTTGCATCAACACATCACGATACACCACCCTTATGTTGGCAGCATACCCCTCTGTGCGCTGGAATAATTCGGCTTGCGCTTTCTTATAGTCTATCTTTGCCATTGCTTACTTCTTACTGAATTTGTCGCATATATCCCTTGTTAGAAACTTGCTGTATTCCCAAAATGGGCAACGGCACAAAATCATGTGTCCGTCAATAGCTGGGCTGTGCGGGTCGTATGAGTGTTTACAATCCTTGCACGTTAGCCCTAAGTCCTTTGGATTGGTCGCTGTCTTCTTAGCCATTGAATAAATTTTTAATCAGTTCTTCTTTTGTTGGGAAACAGGCACTATCCAAAAAGTATAGGTGCTGCGGATTGTTGCGTGTGCCTGTATTGGTATGCTCCACATTACGCACGAATGTACGCAACGAGTTAC